CAGACTCACTACATAGGTGGAAGAGGACGGTACTATCGCTGTTAATGTTGGGTCTGAGTTTGTACCAATACCCACTCCCGCTACAACAACACCATCAACAAGCAACTTCTGTTCAGCGTCTCCTGCAAGGTAGACACTGACCATTATTGGCTTGCCGATGGTGTTGGTGTAAGTTACTTCGAAACTCCTCTCCGCCGTAACATCCTGCCACGTCTGACCTACGCCGAGTTGCGCCAGTTCGGTACGGTCTGCTTTAGAGCCATTAATCTCCGCCACTTGGTCAGCCAGCGCCATCATGTCCACCTGCGCGGCGTTCACGGCCGCGTCGGCGACCTTGATGCAGGGCAGGTGGTATAAGGTTTTGGGGCGGTTTTCGTCGGCTGTGGGGACGACGCGAGAAGAATCAAAGCTTGCAACAAACCCCGAATTGGAAACACTACTTTCTGGACCTTTGATAGGATACTCTTCCATGAAACATCCAGTGGCGAGGTATCCTATGGCTGAATCAATCCCACCAATTTTGCCTGTCACTCGCCTAGCTGCATCACCAGCCCAATCGCCAACTTCTTTTCCAACTTCACCCGGCCTCGCCGGAGCAACGTAGGCCAGCTCGCACGGCAAGATAATGTGCGTGTCCGTCACACAATACCGCCCACAACTCCCATCCTGTGCAGCCGCTTCCGCGTCCCATGAGGCCTCGTCGGTCAGGTAGTTCCCAGCGGCAAGGACGGCCTCGTCCAGCTGCGGATACAGGCCGCGCTGGAACTTCTGTTTGACGTTGGCCGGGACCGTTCCGGGCAGCGGGACGCCAAGTGAGGACCAGCACAGCTCCCCAACGGGGACACCTGCCACATTGCCCCACGCCACGCTGCCGTCCTCCTGCATCACCAGCACCTGCCCCGGCTCGCCGCCTTCGGGGATAGTGTGGTGGGGATCGTCAGTACGGGCGGTGTGGGTTTCCAACAGGGTGCGGACTTCCACAACCTGCGCGTCCACATAGCCGCGGCTTGCGAGCACCACCGTCGGGTCCACCTTCAGCTCCACGGCGGCGGTATTGCTCACCTCCATAACAAGGCGCACGCGCAGTTCGGCGGCAGAGCCTTCGGCAATCTGCGGCTTATACGTTTCAGGCAGGTTGCCCACGGCAAACAGATCGCCATCGGCGTCAATGATGCCTGCCTCGCGGATGGTCCAGCCGCCTTCCTCGGACGGGATGACCAATTCGGCCACGATGTATGCCGGGTTGTCCGGGTCTGTTTCCAGCGTGTTGAGCTGGGCGCGGTAGACCTCGCGGGTCAATGCAGTCTGCGCCGCATCCGGCGTCACCATCTGCCCCGCGCCATCACCTACGGCGCAGTGCGTCAGGGACACAGTCCGGCCAAGCGCTACGGCATTCGCCAGCTTGGCCCGGCCCGTCTCGGTGAGGATGACAAAAAAGTCCTTGGCCATATCGTCCTCGCTAGGGTTGAGCGGTTACAGTCGTAAACGTTTGCAGCGTCGCGCCAACATGCAGCGGCGAAGTCTGCTCGATATTCTCAGGACGCCACGGCAACACCGTGAGGGCTGCGCCCATATGCAGGGCCATCCCCACATGAACGCGTCCGCGCGTGGTCGAGACCACGGCAAAACCGCGCAGGTGCGAGCGGGTGTTCTTGGCCGCATCCACCACGCGCGTCAGCATGCCGTACAGGCCTGCATCCACGCCGCGATCATCCACCTCGATCTCAATAGCGAAGGTGTACGGCTCGCCCTTTGGAGTTTCCTCCCACCATTCGCGGATGCGCACCCGATAACCAAGGGCACGCACCGCCCGGTCCACTGCGCCGCGCGTCCCCTTGTGCCTGTGCACCCACACGGCGGCACGGATGGCCTCGCGCTTTTGTGCTTCGGTCCAGCTTTCGTCCCATGCATCCACGGACAGCGACCACGCCAGCCACGCAAGTAGCGGCTCCGGGCATTCCCCCGCGCGCCACACAGCGCGCAGCGGCACGCCCACGTCAGACAACCGCGCCACGGCCTCGGACAGTGCCCGTTCCATGGCCGTTGCGCTTGGCGGCAGCAGGTCCCTAGGCACGCTCCACCTCCAGTTCCACGCCCGTGCAATACGCGGCCTGATGCGGCGCGCAGGCCACATCCGCCACAGGCTCGGCCAGCGCCACACGTGCAACACCCTCCACCTGCAACGCCGCATAGACCTTAGACAGCGGCATCCCCGCGCCAAGCACGTGCCCCGCCTCGGCCACGGCCCACATATCCGCAAAGGCTTCGTCACGGACGGCCTCCGCGCTCGGGCCGGGCTGAATGGCAAGGGTTGCGCGGACGGCATAGGTGACGACCTCTGCCGCCTGCACGGTGACGTAATCCGTCAACGGACGCGTCTCCGCCGCCATCAAGACGGCCTCCACGGCAGACAGCACCGCCGGGTCCGGCGTGCCGCTGCCTTCACGGCCGAGCACATGGACCACCACTTCACCGGGCGCGGGGCTGCTTACGGCAGCATCCCGCACACCCGGCACAGTCAGAGCATGAAAGATATACGCGCGGTCCGGTCCGGCCACGCTAAAGCCTTCAGGCGCAAGCTGGATGCGGCGGCGGAACTCGGCATCGGCCTCCCACGTTGGCGGCACAGGCGGATACGCGTCCGGATCGCCGGGAGCCACACGTTTGCGCTCCAGCGGCACCAAAGCCGCAAGGTGATCCAAATCCGTCCCCCCCGCATAGGCCAGCATCACACTACGGGCCGCATCGTTCACACGCTGGCGAAGCAGCGTTTCGCGGTAGGCGGCGGTCTCTAAAATCTTGTATGCGGGATCAGACTCCACAAGCGCGGTGTGCTCCGGATGCCGCGCACAGAAGTCCGCCAGCATTTCGCCAAGCACGGTTTCGGCGTCCAGCTCCTCCACCACCTGCGGCGACGCAAGCAAGGACAAATCAATATCCGAGAACCCGCTCATACGATGATGCCCTCCATGGTCACGGGTCTGCCGTCCGGCAGGTAGATGCCGACCAAGTCAAGCTCCACATGCCCCGGCCCAGCTTCGCGCGCGGTGACGCGCTCCACACGAAAGCGCGGCTCCCACATGGCGATGGCCTCCGCCGTGGCCGCGTAGAGTTCCACAAGCGTCTCGCCATTGAGTGGCGCGTCAACCAGCTCGAACAAACGCGAGCCGTATTCCCTCCGCATCACGCGCGAGCCGATGGGCGTCGTCAGGATGTCGCGCACGGACTGGCGCAAATGGTCAAGGCCGGACAGATCGCGGCCCGTTGTGGCATCGATGCCGCGCACTACTTCGGGCCTCCGGTGTCGCCGCCATGCGGGCAAGGATGAACGTGGCCGTTCAGGGACACCGCCGCGCATACGTCCGCGTCTGTGGTGATGTCGCCCACGGTATGCAGGTTGCCCTTCAATGTGGCGTTGCCGCCGCCGGAGCCGCCGCCCTGCGTCATAGGACCGTTCAGAAATATAGTGCCGTTCAAGGTAATCTGCGGCGCAGTGACTTCCACAGCGCTCCCGGCCGTAACGCTGATGACGCCGCCAGCCTGCACGGTCACATTCTTGGACGCCTTGGCCACGATGTCGCCGGGGATGACGGCGTGCAGGCGGTGGGCGCTGCGGTCATAGTCTATGACGGCACCGTCCGCGTAGACGCGGCGGTCTACATCCGGCGAGGACGCGGGCGCAGGGTGCGCGGACTGATAGATGCTGCCAAGCACCACGCCCTGCGCGGTGTCGCCCGATGGCGACAGCACCACAACCTGCTCCCCCACCTCCGGCGACCACCATGTGCGGTCATTCCCGGCGCGAAGCGTCAGCCACGGCAGCCAGTCCGAAACGGCCTCGCCAAAGGCCACGCGCACCCGCGCGGCCGAATAGTCAGCCTCGGCCACGGTGCCCACGCGGATTACCGACGCAAGCCGCCGCTCCATGTCAGAGACTCGGAAGTTCATCAGCCATTACCTCGGTGTACTTGTCCTTGTGGTCCTCGCCGACCAACGGCGCATACGACGCCAGAACCTGCTTCACAGGCACGCCCTCGCCATCCCACACGCTCTCGCCCAGCGGCACATCAATTTCAAACTCCACCCGCCACGACAAAGCGCCGGAAAAGCTCGGTTCAAATTCATTCGGCTCTGCCGTCAGAAACCGCGCGGGTGCGACCTGCGCCCCAAACCGATTGCCCTGCACCAGCGTGGCCGCAGCCGCCGCCATACGCCGAAGCTCCTGCTCCACGCCGCAGACGCGCGCGGCCACAACAAGAAACACCTCCCAACGGCACTGCACCCACAGGCGCTCGGTGCCGTCATCAGCCTCCCCGGCCCGCTCCATCCCGGCCAAATGCACCACGGCAAGCGGCGCGTTGAGCTTCCTGTCAACGCCATAGTCCACCACATCCCGCAGCCCCGGCAGCCCCTGCCTCAGCGACGCACATATCCCATCATGAACCTCGTCAATCACCACCCACCTCACCGCG